GGCAGTCCATGTGATCAATCCAGTGCATCCGGCTGAGTTGCATCCGGATCACTGGCTGCATTTCGCGAGTATGGACCAGGGCATTAACAACCCGACGTCCTGGCATTGGCATGCCATCAATCGCGAGGGCAAGATGATCACGTATGACGAGTATTACAAAGCAAACGAGATCGTTGAAGTCCATGCTGCTGAAGTTCTGATTCGTGAAGCTAATCACCGGATCACTCCAGCGTATCGTGTTGGTGATCCGAGTATTAAGAATCGAGACCCGGTTACGGGAACGTCCGTCCTTATCGCATACACGGACGCGGGCGTGGACATCATGCTCGGTAACAACGACGTGATCGCCGGCATCAACTCGGTTCGTCGAAAGCTGGGCGGTCCAGATCTGCCTCCTTCATGGTTCATCTGCGCCAACAACCCTATGCTCATCTGGGAGATGAAGCGTTACCGGTGGGCGCTCTGGGCGAACAAGAAGATGGACCGTGAGAAGAACCCGAAAGAAGAGCCTCATAAGAAGGATGATCACGCTGTCGACGATGCGAGGTATGCGATTGCATCTCGACCAGAGGTAGAAGATTTGCGGGTGCCCGAGCAATCGCGGAGACCTGCTGGCGGCGGATCGGTCAGCCCGTATCATGGCCGCACGGACCCGGCCACAACCCGGCCCGACCCCAAGTACGTGCTCGATGACATCCTCGGATCGGAGTGGTGAGGCATGGGACTCAAGATTTACCTGGATCGCAACGATGGCAAGGCGTACGAGCTCCTCGCCGACCTGGACGACGAACTGGTGACCCGCGTGTCCCTGAACGGTCGGCAGGGCGAGGCCGGCGCGATGAACGTCGACCCCAACGAGGCCGAGGTCGTCCTGCGCTACGAGGCCACCAGGCGTGACGGTCGCCCGACACTCGTCGACGTGGAGTCGCACCAGAACCGGACCCTGGACGGCGACGAGGTCCAGGAGCGCATCGACACGCTGGCCACGCTGCCCTCGAACACCAACCGCGGCGAGGACGTCCTCTACGACGCGTCGGTCCACCGGCAGGAGGTCCGCGAGGAAGAGGAGCGCATCGAGGCCACCCGGGTCGAGAACGAGGCCGAGCGCCAGCGGCAGCTCGACCAGGTGCAGGGCGTCCCGGTCGACGACAGCTCGGACACGTCGGTCGACGGCTCCGAGTTCGACGAGACCTCGTCAGCGGAGGGCGAGGAGCAGGTGGACCCGTCCGACGTCGACGGCGGCGGTCACTCCGACGGCGCCGAGACGGGTTCCACCGACACCTCCGGCTTCGAGGGGCTCGGCGGCACGGACGACGACTCGACCACGACCGAGCCGTCGGACGAGCAGCCGGCGAGCTGACGTGCACAGCTTCGTAGCGGTCCCTGATCGACCGCCCTACTCCTGCATGTGCTGCCACGGCAGTGCAAGCGAGGACCGTGATTGGTTTCTCGACCTCGGCGAGTTCGCCGGGGATGAGGGCGAGATGGCCAACACGGTCTACATCTGCAAGCTCTGTCTGGTGGCTGTGCTTGCTGAGAAGGGCATCGTCGAACAGGGGCCGCTGCTGGAGCGTATCAGCGGCCTCGAGGACAAGCTCTTCGAGGCCAAGACGAAAGCAGACGGTCTTGAACAGGGATTTGTTGGTTGCCTTCGCGCTCGGCTCATTGCCCCCGATGATCCTGGCGTGCGTGATCTCGGCCGTTTTCTGGAGGATCCTCCAGAGGACCTGGTCAGCTCAGGAGACGGAGCGCCAGGATTGGCGGCTGAAGGAGGAGAGCCTGCTGAACCGGGTGATGGCTCGGCAGTGGGAGGATTTCGCCCAAGCCTCGCAATCGATGGTGGTGCTCGGGGCTGACGGCCCCCCTGTAGGAACCTCGTCAGATGAGGTCGAGTTGAAGCGTGCTGGCTACGACCTCGACTACGATCCGGCCAATGTCGACCAGGCTGTGAGGAAGATCGATGCAGTACTCGGGAACTCAGACCGCACCATCGGGGCCGACTAGCCCTCTTCCGATCAGCAGTTCCCTGATCGACTCGGCTGGCGTCTCGGACGACAACGGCCACGGAATCCCGAACCCGTTCCGCATCCTGCAGAACAAGCGCCAAGAGGCGGACCTCGTCCGGTACCTCGATTCACTGTATGAGCGTGCCAGGCGCGCTCGGTGGCGGTTCGAGCGGCAGTGGTTTGTCAACCTGTCGTTCTACTTCGGGCGCCAGTGGATCACGTGGCTCGCCGGCGGCGCGCCGGACTACGCTCGCCTCTACGAGCCTCAGGCCCCGCCGTGGCGTGTTCGTCTCGTGGTGAACCGGATCAAGCCGGCAATCCGCCGCGAGATGTCGAAGGTGATGAAAGAGAAGCCGACGGCTTATGTCATCCCGTCGACGACCGACGACTCCGACATCGCGGCCGCTCGAGCTGGTGAGGCGATCTTCGAGCACCTGTGGCGGACGCTCAAGGTCAAGGACCACATGTGGAACGCTCAATTCTGGCGAGCGATCACGGGTACCGGTTTCGTCAAGGACTGGTGGGACCCGAAGGCTGACATGGGCCTTGGCAACATCGGCATCGAGGTTCCTACCCCCTTCCACCTCTTCTTTGCCAATCTCGATCAAGTGGACATCGAGCGGCAAGAGTTCATCATCCACCAGGCGATGAAGTCGCCGGACGAGGTCGAGACCGTGTTCGGTGTCAAGCTGAAGCCGGACTCGATCGAGCGCGGTGGCGGTGTCATCGAAGCGCAGCTGCTCCAGGCGCTCAATCTCGAGCCCGGTCAAGTGTCTCAGGTCTGTGTCAAAGAGATCTGGATCAAGCCGAACGTACGCTTCCCCCGAGGCGCGATGTTCGTGTGGGCTGGCGGGAAGATGCTGTTCTCGTCGGCTGACCCGATGACGGGCGATCCTCGCTGGCCGCTCTACAAGATGGAGTACCCGTTCACGGACTTCAAGGGCGTGCCTACAGGGCGGTTCTATGGCGACTCCTCGATCATCGATCTGCTTCCGATTCAGAAGGAGTACAACCGTACACGGTCGCAGATCATCGAGGCCAAGAACCAGATGTCGAAGCCGCAGCTGATGGCTCCTCGGGGTTCGGTCGACGCGAGCAAGATCACGTCTGAGCCCGGTCTGGTTATCTTCTACAAGCCTGGCTACGAGCGTCCGACTCCTGTGCCGCTGTCTGGCCTTCCGGAGTATGTGCTCCAGGAGCTGGACCGATCCCTGCTTGACATGGCTGACATCTCTGGCCAACACGAGGTCAGCACGGGTACGGTCCCTCAGGGCGTGACGGCCGCGTCGGCTCTGTCGTTCTTGCAAGAGAGCGACGACACGATGATCGCACCGATCATCAGCTCGCTCGAATCTGGCATCGAGAGGATGGGTCGCCACTTCTTGTGCCACGTTCACGAGCGATGGGATGAGCCTCGACTGGTCAAGGTGCTGGGACCTGACAACACGTGGGAAGCCAAGGAGTTCTCCAGGCTGGACCTGCGTGAGAACACTGATCTGAATGTTGAGGCTGGCTCGGCCATGCCTCGATCGATGGCTGCTAAGCAGGCGCTGATCCTCGAGCTGATGAAAGAGAGGGCAATCACGCCGGAGGAAGGTTTGCGCCATCTTGAGATGGCTGCAACCCGGCAGCTGTACGAGGAGCTCCAGCTAGATCGCCGTCAAGCTGAGCGTGAGAACATGAAAATGTCGGATCCGGCTACGGCTCAGCCGGCTCGACTGGCGTCCATGTTCCAGGGGCTTCTCAGCAATCTCAACCTCGGTCAAGATGCAAGCGCCGGCGGGATGCTCCCGGGTTCACCAGCCCCTGGAGGCGGTCCTGGCATGGCTGCGGCACCGGGAACGCCGGCACTACCTCCTCCTGGCGGGGGCCTGGAGGATCAGGGAGTGCCGGCGGGTCCGGCCGCCCCCATGGGCGGTGGAGGGATGCCGGGGCCGCAGATGCCGCCTCCGGGCGATATGCCGCTTGTCGGCGGCTCCCCGATGGACATGGATCCAACTCAGGGCGGGCAGCCTGGCAACGCCTACACGGGCGCTCTGACTCCGGACATGATCTATCCTCCGGATCATCAGCTTCCGATCGTCCCTGTCAACACGTGGGACAACCACCAGACGCACATCGAGGTTCACAACAACTACCGCAAGCGGCAAGAGTTCGAGAATCTCTCGGAAGAACTCAAGCAAGAATTCGAGCGGCACGTCGAGCTGCACCGTGCGATGCTGGGGCTTCCGCCTACTATCAACCCGGAACAGATGTTGCAGATCCAGCAGATCGCAGCCGCCAACCCGCAGCTCGGAGCAGGGGGACCGGCCCCCGGCTCCGAGCAGGGAGGAATGCCTGGCGAGGAAGGTGGCGCGACGACCCCGGCCTCGGCGCCGGTGTCTGAGTCTGCTGCACCGACAGGACAACCCGGAGAGGCCGAGCAGGGCGGCGGCACCCCCCTGTAGGAGGACAGTACGATGCCCCAGGCTCAGATCGGCAACCGCTACGGAGTCACCGCTGCGCAGGAGTCGGCTTCGACCGCCAAGGTCATTCGGTTCACTGGCAACGCGAGCGGCGGCAACAACTTCCAGCTCCGAGTCGGAGATGCGACGACCGCGAACATCCCGAGGCTCGCGACCGCTACCCAGCTGCGGGATGCTCTTCGGGCGCTTCCTGCCATCGGGACCGGCGGCGTCAACGCCTCTGGTGGACCGCTCGGCACGGCGCCCATCGACGTCACGCTCGCCGGCAAGCTCCAAGGCGTTGACTTGGCGCTGCCGGTCTTCGTCAACGTCGACCTCACCGGTGGTACGGTCACGATCGTGCAGCAGACCGCTCGCGTGCTCGAGGCCTACAACAACGCGAACCTCCAGACCATCAACGACATGGACGCCGTGTTGGCGATCAGCGGCTTCTCGCAGGCGTACCTCGATCGTCTCACCATGAACGACAAGCTGTTCGCCATCCGCCAGATCGGCGAGCCCTGGAACATCGGCTAGGATCACGCTGATGCCGTACAAGTCGACGGCGCAACGTGCTTACATGCACATCCATCATCCTCAGATCGCCAAGCGTTGGGACAAGGAGTACGGAGGGAAGCCAGTGGCGACGACCAAGAACGTACCGCAGAAGGCGCAAGGAGTGCCATTCAGCGGCAAGGTGCTCCAGCGAGCGCTTGCTCGCCGCACTGCGCCGGCCAAGGCCAGGGGCGGTGTTCGTTCGATCGCTCCGGTCAAGTCCACCGGACCGGTGAAGGCGATGCCCTCGGGTCGAGCGATCCCCAGCCCTCGCTCAGTGGGCGGCGGTGTGCGCAGCATCCCCGGTGCACCGGGCTCGAACATCAAGCCGAGCAAGGCTCGCCAGGGCGGGTCGCAGCTTCAGGCGATGGCTCGACGGGCAGCGGTCCGCCGGCGTCGTCGACCGTCGGTCGTCGCTCGCGCGTACGACTGAGATCTTCAAGAGACGTCCAGTGCCCGGACGAATTCGTCCGGGTAATCTGGCGTCAGTCCGACAACCAGTGAGGTCTACGTGTCCGATCCGAGTGCAGCCCCCAACGGTGCTCAGGGCTTCACCGGTCTCGGCGGTCAGCCTGTGGCTGCTCCCGAGCCGGCGCCCGCTGCCGTAGCGGCTCCCCCCGCGCCGCCCCAAGGCCCGTCTCTCAGCGAGTACGGCCAGCAGATGCTCGCCGGTGTTCCCGATGCGGAGCGCCCGTACGTCGAGAAGTACATCAGCCAGTGGGACGCTGGTCTTCAGCGTCAGATGGCTGAGGTGCAGAGCCAGTACGCTCCCTACGAGCAGTACGCCGGCTACGACCCTGAGGAACTGGACATGGCCACCCGAGTGTGGGACCTGTTCAACCAGGATCCGGCCGGCACGATCGCGATGCTCCAGAAGGCCGCTGACTCGCAGAGCGGCACGCAGGTACCCCCGCAACCCCAGGGCTACGCCCCCCAGGGCTACGCTCCTCAGCCGCAGTATGGAGCGAACGGGACCGGTCAGTACGGCCAGCAGCAGGGCTTCACGCCTCAGCTCCAGCAGGGGCAGCAGTACCAGCTGCCGCCTCAGGTCATGACGATGCTCGAGCGCCAGCAGCAGTTCATGGAGAACATGGCGCTGACGCAGCAGCAGGCTCAGCAGGCACAGATCGAGGCTCAGCAGGACCAGGAGTTCGAGAGCTACCTCGATGCCATGCATCGAGAGCTGGGCGAGTTCGACGACAGCATCGTGATCAACAACATGGCTCAGGGCATGGACCCCGTTGCGGCGGTCCAAGCCTTCCGGAGCCAGTGGCAGCCAGTGCCACAGCCGGGGGCGCAGGGTGGAGGCCCACCTGTGCCTCCTCCGGTCCCCGTTCTCAACGGCGGGTCCGCGACTCCCGGGCAAGTGCCCATCGCACAGGCCTCCGCGAAGCAACGCCACGACGTGGTCCGAGCAATGCTCGATCACGCCAACGCTCAGTAGGGCACACGAGGAGGACCTGATGCCCGCATCCATGGCGACCGTCGATGCGATCCTCAAGGAGGTCTACGGACCACGCATCGAGGAGCAGCTGCAGAACGAAGTCGTCCTGCCCAAGCGCATCGAGCGCACCAGCGACGGTGTGACC